AGTTCTTCTTCCATATATTCAACACGACCAGTCTTGTATGCTTCAGGTTCCCAAGGTAACCATGTTCCAACAGGTCCAACATAAACATCAAAATTTGGATCAGCCTCACGCAACATTTTAGCTCTCAATTCAGCTTCTTCTTGTGTTGAATAATTACCTCTAGATTTAAATCCGCGAACTGACGTTTGAAAATTATTTTTCACATTAAATTTTTTCTCAAGTTCATGTTCATGATTATCTAAAAATGTCTTATAATCACTTTCCAAGGATGATGAATTAACAATCGTTTCGCGTTCTTCTTTAAGAAATTCTTCGAAATCAGTAATTAATCCATCAAATTGAAGTCTGTATTTATAAGAAACAAAATTTAAAAATTGGTGAAATTTTTCCATTGATTTAGATACTTCCCACTTCTTTAGGAATTCTTCAAATAAAAATAATTCACGTTGTTTAAGAACTTTTTCAGGAGAAATGAAAGAAAAACAACCAAAATTTTGTCCAGCGATTGGTCGATCAACTTCTAATAAATCTACATATTTAGAATTTGGGTTTCCATCTTCATTTTTTCTTTTTTCATATATTGGTTTTCTTGATTTTTTACCCATTTTATTATTCATTACAATTTATTTTATATTTAAGTTTTTATCGCAATTATTTATTATTTATTTTTTATTTTTTATTTTTTATTTTTTTAAATTTTAGATAATTTTTATTTTTAAAATTTAAAATTATTATTTACCATTATTTCTAAATATTATATTTTTTTCTTTTCAAATAATATAAATGAACAATTTATTTGACATGAATGAATTGATAAAACGTGTTATTAAATATCTTATTGAAGGTTTAATGGTAGCTATCGCTGCATTTGCCATACCAAAACGCTCTTTAAATATTGAAGAGATAATTTCGCTCGCATTAACTAGTGCAGCAACTTTTGCGATTTTAGATACTTACTTACCCTCAATGGGTGTATCTGTTAAGCAAGGTGCAGCCGCTGGTATTGGATTCAACTTAGTAAAATTTCCAGGTGGATTTTAAATATGTATGAGTTAAATTAATATTAAATTATTTATTTTAAATAATTTAATATTTAAAATAAAAATTAAAAAATATTTTGAATTAATTTATCAATAATTACATAACACAATGGAATGAATTAATTACGATTATAATCTACTTTAAAAATATAAAAATGAAATTAAATTTACATGGACTATGAGAAAACCTAAATATGTTTTTGAAAAATAAAGAGCTGTGAAAGAATTAGAATATAAATGTGAAATTTGGATATATGATAAAGATGAAACTTTACTTAAAACCATATTCAATAAAAAATAAAAAATAAAAAATAAAAAATAAAAAATAAAAAATAAAAAAATAAAAAATAAAAAAATAAAAAATAAAAAATAAAAAATAAAAAATAAATAAAAAATAATAAATAAAAAATAAAAAATAAAAAATAAAAAATAAAAAATAAAAAATAAAAAATAAAAAATAAAAAATAAAAAATAAAAAATAAAAAATAAAAAATAAAAAATAAAAAATAAAAAAATAAAAAATTTTATTTCAATTCAGAAAATTTTTTTTTAATTTTGGACATTTTTAAAAATGTCTCTTTTTCAAAAATATTTTAAACTATTGGAAAAACACTAAAAAAATAACACTCTTATCATAATGGTTATATTAATATTTTTCAATTACAAAAGTTGTTACCAAACGTTTTTTAAAACTTTACAAAAATGTCTGAGAGAAATGTTGACAAAATGATGACAAAAAACTCTCAAGATTTTCAATAATTCTTTTATTACGATACATGATAATAAATATATGAGACATTTTTTCAAGTTATGGTGTGAGAGTTTTTGTCATCATTTGTCATCATTTCTCTCAATACCTTAATTATTAGCATAATTAACAAAATATTATATTTTTTATTGCTAGAATAAAAAATATAAATCTTAAACGGTTGGAATAGCTTCCCAATTATTAATGTGACATATTTGTCTCCATAAATTATCTTGTTCTATTAATTTAACACGATCTTTTAACATTGGTATATTTGGCAAATATTGCATTTCATCTAATAATTCTAATAATTTATACAAAACAAAATGATAATTTAAAAAATTTACACGTGTATAAGGACATACTTGAGCATATGGAACTAATATTTCCATAAATAAATTATATAATGTTTCTTCTAATTCTTGACTAAATACAGGAGGAGGCATACCTAATTTATTTTTAATGAAGGCAATATGTTCATAATATTTATTTAGTTCTAATTTTTTAAGAATTTCTTTCATTTTCTTGTAAGTTAATTCGCTCATATCAATTCTTTCTTTTTTAATTTGTTGTTCAATAAGTTCAATATGGTCATTTGGTATTTGTGTAGTTTCCTTTCCTTGAAATTGAGCAATAATTTCTTTAAAATGAGTAATTTTTTTATAAGAATAAAAACACACTTCTTTTGGAGGTTCTTTATAACTAGGTTTTTCATTTTCAATCAAATATGGAATATGTACTGCACAATTATTACATATTAATACTCCTTCATCTTCTAATGGTGTCATTTCACCAATATTACAAATACTACACACATCCATATTTTTTAAATATAAATTCATGTCAATGAAAGATTCGTCAATATTGCTCAAATATTTTTGAACTAAATTTTTAGTATTTATTTCTTCAGTTGTATTACAATCTTGTTCTTTTGGTTGAACTTTGAAAATACTAAATAAAAGTTGATTTTTAGTAGTAATAGGTTTTACATTATTTTCATCAGAATTTTCGATATTTTTTTTATTTTCAAAATATTCGAAAATATATTTGGAATTATTTAAATAATAATTATTTTTCTTTTTTTTTAATTCACTTATAAGTTTATTTATTTCTTTTATTCTATCAGATAATTCCATTTGTTCTTCAATTGTTAATTCTTCATTTGCTAATTTATATTTACACATTAACTTTTCTGCTTTTAAATTAGGAATTGTGTTTGTTTCATCTGAGATAAATTCGTTTACAAATTCAGTGTGTTTACCATCTAATGTTGTCAAATACTTTTTACAAACATTTATTTTTTTATTGGTTTTGGTTTTAAATGCGGGCATTTTTAAATACTTATAATATGAATAGTTTTTTTATTTTATAATTAAACCAATTGAATTATTTATTTATTCTTCCATTAATTATACAAAGAAAATAATTTCTTAAATATCGCAAAATAAAAATTGAATTTAAATATTTTAATTTTATTTTATTTATCAAATATTAATAATAATGGATTACGTTCATATTCTCTCCATTGAAGGAAACATTGGTTCTGGAAAAAGCACAATGTTAAAACATTTAAAAACAAATTTATCATTGTCTGACGATGAATGTAAAATTGTATTCGTAGATGAACCAGTATCTTCATGGGAAAATATTAAAGATTCTGATGGAAAAAATATGATTGAAAAATTTTATGAAAATCAGATGAAATACGCTTTTGCTTTTCAAATGATGGCATTTACTACAAGATTGATATATTTAAAAAATACAATTAATGATGCCATAAAAAATAATGATAATAAAAAAATTATTATTATTACAGAAAGAAGTTTACATACAGATTGTTATGTATTTGCTGAATTATTAAAAAAACAAGGAAATATTGAAGATGTTTGTTTTCAAATTTATATACAAATGTTTAATGAATTTTCATCAAATTATTTAGTTAATACAATTATATACGTAGATACAACTCCCGAAATATGTTACGAAAGAATTATGAAACGTTCAAGATCTGGAGAAGAAATAATAAGTTTAGATTATCTTACACAATGTCATGAAGAACATGAAACATACATTCATACGAAAATGCCAAATACAAATAAACTAGTAATTGATGGAACATTAGACATTTGTAAAAATCCTGAAATATTAGATGAATGGTTAGAAATTGTTACATATTGTATAAATAAAATAAAATAATAAATTAATATTTTTTATTTATATATTATAATGCAACATACATACACACTTAAACCAAAAAAAACACAAAAACTTTATAGAAACGTAAGAAATGAAGATACCATTTTATTTAAAGATTATTCACCTTCTAGTGAAATTATAAAATATAATAGTTTTTTTTTTAGAAGTGATATATTGATTGAATATGTTAAAAAAATAAATACAATTTTTAAAAAAAATGGAAAACAATCTTTATTCAAAGAAAATTATAAATTATATAATATGGATGATATTGTATATCATTTATTAAATAAACCAGGTGTTCGTACTAGAAATTATAATAGAATAATTCAGTCTGATAAATGGCAAACGATAAAAAAATATATTATTAGTTTAATACCATCAGTCTTAAGTAAAATGTGTAGTAAAAATGTAAATAGAGGATATACTAAATCTTCTTTTAATAGAAATATAAAAAAATTAATTTCTGAAGAAGCCTCACATATTTATGATGATGACATAGTTATAATGGCACCAAGAGAAATAGAACATTATATATCTTATGAAAAAATTAAAAAAAAAGTAGAAGAAACCAAAAAAGATGATAGTGATAGTGATAGTGATAGTGATGAAGAAGATTATACATTAAAAAGAATTTATGATATTGATGAAGAATTAGATGAAAATATAGAAGAAAAACTTGAAGATATGGATGAAGAAATAAATGAAGAATTTGAAGATATGGATGAAGAAATAAATGAAGAATTTGAAGAACCAGAAGAACCAGAAGAAATAATAGAAAAAATTGATGATTATAAAAAATTAAAATTTTCTGATTATAAAGAACAATTTAAAGAAAAATTAAAAATGTTTGTCGGATTTATGATTGTTTCAAGAGGAAAATGTAAAATATTTCCTAATGATTATATTTTAAATTTAATTTGTACAAATATGCCTGGTGTTGGTTCAATATTAATAGGATTATACTTATATACAATTTTAAAACATCCAATTCTTCCAATGACTGGCGAAGATTTATTAATGACAGAAAATTTAGAATTAAGTGGTGATGCTATTGTTTATTATGATAAAATTAAAAAATCAAAAACTTTTAGAAAAAAATATAAAAATGAAAGTAAATATGGAATACATGTATTTAAAAGAAAATTTACAACAGATGATGATTTAATACCTACAAATGGATTAGCTATATTAGAACTGGCAAATTCATATTATAATTATCCAGGATTATGTTTGTATGAAAAAATTGGATTTGAATATGATAAAACTTTATTTTCAAAAAATTCAGATACTTTTTGTGTATATGATTATGGAAATCTACCAATGAGTTTAAATTTTGGCGATGATGCTGTTAGTGGATGCTACGCAGGATTATCTATTGAAGAAAAAATTACGAAAATTTTAAATATAATTGTTGGAAATGAACAATGTTCAAGAAATCAAATATGTTTTATTCAAAATAATTCTCATAAAAAATTATTATCTACATTGAACGAATTGATAGTATATCAAGATTCATACATGAGATTTAATTATACATCTGATTATGAAATTAAAATAAATAAAAAAATAAATAAATATACAGAAATTTTAAATATTATTAATCAAAATAAACCATATTATGAAATAAATTATAATTATATAAAACAAATTATTCATGATTTAGAAAATAATAATATTACGTCGGATATAGAAATATTATTAACTCATTTTACTGGCGGAAAAAAACAAAATAAAACAAAAAAACAAAAACACAACAAAATAAAAAACAAAAAACAAAATAAAACAAAAAAACAAAATAATAAATAAATTAATATTTTCATGGCTTTAAATTATTTTTTATAAAATAAAAAAATTGATTTAAATAAATTAAACAAATAATAATACATATTACTACTATCAAATCAACAAATGGATCTCAAACAAAAAAAATTGTCTAAGTCTGAGTGGAATTCTATTGAAATTTCTGTTTCTGAAAATGAAAAAGAAGTTTTAAAGCTTATCACCCAAGGATACAACAATGTTAATATTAAATTCAATAAAACCGAATCATTATTCACTTATTTGAAAATTGATTTTAATCAATCATTAGAAAATTATTTATTCAGCAAGTACTTTTCTGATAAAATAAAATCACTGATTGAAAAATATAATTTATCATATATTCAATTTAACGCATCAAAAAAAATAATACAATCATCCAGAGAAAATTACATTATTAATATTACTTCAATTGTCAAATTAAAAAGTGCGGATCAAGTTCGTGTGTCTCGTTTTGATGTAATTGACCCTAATGTTTCTGAAAATATTTATGAATATATTTTACTATATCATCTAGAAAATGTTTTAAAATATATTAAACGCGAAGATAATAAATGGCATTTTCATTATTATACATTAAATAAATTATTACAAAATAATGTTGATAAAATAATTCATTACATTAAAGATATTTGTCAAATAGTTTTATCCAAAGTTGAAGAAAATATAAATTTATTATATATTTTAAAACATTCGTCAGACATCATTGAAAAAAATAAAAATTTGCTTAAATTTGCTGACATGTCTTTGTATAATCATCAAAAACAATTATTCACTGCAATGAAACAATCTGGACCCAAATTAGTTCTTTATATAGCACCAACAAGTACTGGAAAAACTATTTCACCACTCGGATTATCTGAGAGTAATAAATTAATATTCGTTTGTGCTGTAAGACATGTTGGTTTATCTTTGGCTCGTTCAGCAATATCAATTAATAAGAAAATAGCATTTGCTTTCGGTTGCTCAT